AGGGCGGAAACGACCTGGCCGGGTACCTGCGGTCGCTGTCAAACAGCGCCGAGGTCGAGACCGCCGAGAGCACCACCTTCAACGACGACGACAAGACCTACGTCACCGGCGTGGGCGACGCGACGCTGTCGGCCGAGGGGCTGTTTGATGAGACCTTCGACGGGAACATCAACACCATCACCGGCTCCGGCACCAAGAGCGTGTGGTCGGTCTACCCCGCAGGCGACACCGTGGGCCAGCCCGGCCGCGGCTACTCGCTGGACATCACATCCGCAGAGCGCACCGCTGAGGTGGGCGATGTCGTGATGGTGAGCCTCGAGGGTCAGTCGTCGGTGGGCACCGAGCCTGTGGTCAGCCACCACGCAAAGGCCGAGGTCACGACCTCCGGCACCGCGACGGTGGTCGATGGCAGCGCGTCCAGCGCAAACGGCGGGCACGGGTACATCCACGCCACGGCCGTGAGCGGCACGGTGACGGTCAAGGTGCAGCACTCATCCGACAACGTGAGCTACGCGGACCTCGTGAGCTTCACGGACCTGACCGCCGCGGGCGCAGAGCGGGTGACCGTCACCGGCACGGTGAACCGCTACACGCGCCTGGTCTACACCGCGACCGCAGGCACGGCCACGTTCGTCGCGGGCTTCGGGAGGGCGTAGGTGAGCCTGCTGCGGCGCATCACCGGATGGTTCCGGGGCACCGACCCCGCACCGACCGACGACTGCTGCCGTCGCGGCCACCCGTTCACCGAGGACAACACCTACATGCGGCCCGATGGCCGTGGGCGCGAGTGCCGCGCCTGCCGGAACAACCGGCGCCGCATCCATTCCACCACGCCCGCAGACGCCGGGCACGAAAGCAAGGAGGGCTAAGTGCCCACGTTCTTCCACGGCAAGGACGCCGAGGTCTACATCTCAGACTCCGGCGACACCGAGCGCAACCTGACCAGCTACGCCACCAGCGTCGGCATCCCGGTCGAGGTGGAGACCGCTGAGGTCACCACCCTGGGCGACGACGACAAGGTGTACGTCACCGGGCTGCGCGACCGCACCATCTCCATCGAGGGCAAGTGGGACGGGACCGTCGACGGCTACCTCTCCGGGCTGCTCGGCGGCACGCCGCGTGTGTGGAAGGTGTTCCCGGCAGGGTCGGCCTCGGGTCGCCCCTACTACTCCGGCAGCGCCATCCTGACCTCGTATGAGGTCACCAGCGAGGTCGGAGACGCCATCGGCTTCTCGGCCGAGTTCCAGAACAGCGGCGCGGTCACGCGGGGCACGGTCTAGCAATGGCCGCCACCGGGGGAAAGAAGGGTGCCGGGGCCACCCTTCCCGTGCCAAGCGCGGAGGATCTGCTCGGCAAGCAGACCCTGCGCGAGGAGTACGTCGAGGTGCCCGAGTGGGGCGCGCGCGTCAAGGTGCGCGAGCTCTCGATGGGCACCTACCAGCATGTGCAGGAGAAGGCGACCGACGCCCGCGGCGTCATGGATGAGTCAAAGCTGCAGGCGTACTTGGTCATTGCAGGAATCGTCGAGCCCGACCTCGGCGACGATGCGTATGAGTGGGTGCGCGGTCAGTCGATGCGCGCGGTCAACCGCGTGCTGGAAAAGGTGATGCAGCTCTCAGGGATCGGGCTTGGCGCCCTCGAGGACGCTGAGGCCATGTTTCCTGAAACGGCCGGAGACGACGTGGCGCTTCCGCCTGGCGCGTGACCTTGGAATGACCGTGGCCGAGCTCGACATCCGCATGACCCGCAGGGAGATGACCCACTGGATCGCCTTCTACCGCTACGAGGCCAAGGAGCGTGAGCGGGCGATGAAGGCTGCGGAGAGGGCGCGCAAGTAATGGCAACACAGGTCGCAGCGGCATACGTCGAGATCGGCGCCAAGATCAACAGCCTGCAGCGCGGGCTCAAGCAAGCCTCCGCTCAGGTTGAGGGCTTCGCCGGCGCCGCAGACAAGAGCGCCGCCAGAACCGGCGCCAAGTTCCAGGCGCTCGGCGCGCGCATGAGCAGCGTGGGCCGCAAGATGACGCTTGGGCTCACCCTGCCCATCGTGGGCGTCGGCGTCGCCGCCTTCAAGGCCGCCTCGGACTTCGAGCGGTCGATGAGCAAGATCACCGGCCTCGTCGGCATCGCCCGCGATCAGGTCGCTCAGATGCGCAAGGGCGTGCTCGACCTGTCCAAGGGCACCGGCAAGAGCGCCGCCGAGCTGGCTGACGGGCTTTTCGTCATCACCTCCGCGGGCCTTCGCGGCAAGGACGCGATGGACGCGCTCAACGCTGCGGGCAAGGCGTCCACCGCGGGCCTCGGCCAGACCAACGACATCGCCCGGTCGGTCGCGGGCGCCATGAACGCATACGGCTCGTCGGTGCTGGACGCCGGCAAGGCCACCGACATCATCGTCGCTACCGCGCGCGCCGGTAACTTCGAGACCTCGCAGCTCGCCGCGGCCCTCGGCCGGGTGCTGCCCTTCGCCAAGCAGGCGGGCGCATCCCTTGAGCAGGTGGGTGGCGCCGTCGCGCTGCTGACCCGCACCAACGGAAACGCTGCGGAGTCCATCACGCAGATCACCGCGCTTATGCGGGCCTTCGTGGTGCCGACTGAGGAGGGGAAGAAGATCCTCTCCGAGATGGGCACCAGCGCAGGCGACGTGCGCGACATCATCGCCAAGGACGGCCTGGTCGCGGCCCTGCAGACCCTTGACAAGGGGCTCGGCGGAAACCGCGAGCAGCTCGGTCGCCTGCTCGGATCATCCGAGGCGGCGGGCGCGGCTTTCCAGCTCCTTGACGCAGACGCGCAGACGCTCAACGACACCTTCGGCACGGTCGGCAAGAGCGCCGGCATGACCGACGAGGCGTTCGGCGCGGCAGCCGACACCGCGCAGTTCAAGATGGAGCAGGCAATGGCGGCGCTGCAGGCGTCGCTGATCGAGCTCGGTGGCTCCATTGCTCCGGTCGTCAGCAGCATCGCCGCAGGGATCAGCAAGGTCGTCGGCGCGTTCACCTCGCTGCCGGGGCCGGTCAAGAGCGCGGTGGCGGTCGTCGGAGCGTTCGTCGCTGCCCTCGGTCCGATCCTGTGGATGGGTGGCAAGGTCGCCGGAGCGATCGGTGGCATCAAGATTGCAATGGCCGGCATGGGCGCCGCATCCGCAGGCACCGCCGCGATGGGCGCAGCCGCAGGAGGAGCCGCAAGCAAGGTGGGGATGCTCGGCGCCGCCATGCCGCTGCTCGCAAACCCGCTTGGGTTGACGGTCGCGGCGGTCGGCGTAGGAATCGCCTCACTGTTCATGTTCCGCAACGAGCTCGACCACAACCAGCGGGCCATGCAGGGCCTCACCGAGTCGTCGAACACCTACGCGCAGGCGGTGCGCCAGGTCAACACCGACTACCGCGCTCAGGTGGCTGCGGTCGGTGAGCTCAACGCCTCAAACGCCACCGCCGCGCAGGCCCGCCAGAAGCACACCGCCGCGGTGCAGGCGTACATCGATGCGGTCGCCGCAGGCAAGGGCCCGCAGGAGACCGACGCGCAGTACCTTGAGCGCATCAACGGCTTGCGCCTTGCCGCCGCTCAGGCGAACGTCGCAGCCACCACCGCTACCGGCCAGAACACCGAAGCGGTGCGCAAGGCGGTGGACGGAGCAGCGAAGCTCACCGACGGCATCAAGAAGGAGTCCGACGCCGCACGCGAGCGCCTGGAACGCGCCAAGCTGATGACCAGCGCCAACGCGCTCATGGGAAAGAGCGACGAGGCGCGATCCAAGGCGCAGGCAGAGCTTGCCGATGCGACCGCCAACGCCAACCTGGTCGAGGCACGCCGCGTCTCGCGCCTCAAGGAGGTCGTGAAGCAGCAGATCGCCACGCGCGATGAGGTCAAGAAGTCGTCGATGACCGACGCGGAGAAGGCTGCGGCGCTTGATGTGGTCAACCGCAACATCAACCGCACCCGCACCGAGCTCAAGAAGCTGGACGGCACCAAGGCCGATCCCAAGATCACCGCCGACACCACGCAAGCCTCAACGGCCGTGGAC